GTCATTCCGTTTGGTCACAGTGTTTTCTATGTCGAGTGTTAGTTTCATTTATTCTCCTATAAGTCGTTGGGATGCCATTCATCCCAGTCATCATCTATCATGTCGTTGTCTACGTTATAATGCTTATCAAGCTCTTTGTCAAACGTTTTATTATGTGCATACAAACTTAATGCATGTTCAACTTCGTCAATGCTTAGTCCTAATCTCTTAACAAAAGTGTTTAATCTTATTTCGTCAAACATATCTTTATGTGTCATGTAGTGTTCCCCCTCTTAGCTTTGCATAGAAAGCTCCCTCTGTGCTATTCAAAGAGGTAACTATATCTAGCAATTGTTGATATGATATATAAATAATTTGATGTTCATTTAGGTTAGGTTCAAACTGTCTTAAATAAACAGTGTCATCTTCACCGATTACCATTTCTACATCCTCAAATCTGTCAGTCTCATCTAATGATGTAACTATTGAGGCGTCTTTTTCAAACTCGACTGTGTACATTTATTAGCTTCCTCTCTTTCTTTGGCACGTTGTCGTTCTTCCTCTGTCATGTGCCGTATTTCTTTTGATATACCTTTATACCGATCTATGTGCCACTCCTGAACTGTGCCAGTGTTCCATTTGTCTGCTTCCATCTGTGCTTCCTCTCGTGTATCAAACAGAATAGGTGGATCATTTGAAGTAAATACATCTTTACCTGTTGCATAGAACCACTCATTAGTATCTATCTCAATCTGAACGTAGTACTTCATTTGTATGCCTCTAATGCTATCCACGAACTAGGGAATAGTTTCCCCATCTCAGTACTAATTGAGTTAGCAACTAGCCGTGTCTCTTCCTGTGTGTCCTCACTCTGTCGTAGCTTACACATATCTGACCATGCATCCAGACTACCTGACCAGTACCACTCTGTCATAGTATTCAATGGCAGTACCATACGTGCTTGCTCTGGTGCTACACCTTGCTCAAGCAACTCCTTGTATGCCTTGTTGCACCACACCTCATGCTTGGCAAGTGTACTAATAGTACGGTAGGATATAGAAACCTCACCACTACTGCCCTGCTTTTTATCTTTTGCACGTCCTCTCCATGATGGAGAGTAGTAGTACTCAGGTTGATCGTCTACATACCTACGGCTCACCTCATTCCATCTAAGGAACTTATGCTTGACCAGTTGTCTTGCAACAAACACAGGGGCTTTGACATGGAAGGTAGCAAAGCAGTGACCAAAG